ATGGGGTCTACAGCCGCAGACATGGTGGACAGCAAGGACTCATTTAGAGTGGAGAAGAAGAACCTGTCTACCTTCTCCGCACCAATCCCCACAACCTGTTCACCGTTACAGGCATAAAACCCGTCATCCGACAAGAAGTAGGTAATGCCCTGCCATTGGATAACCGACTGGCTTTCGTAACAGCCCAGATTCCTAGAAATATTATCGAACTGGAATACCAAAGGCGTTCCAACATAAGACATCCGCTGGATGCTTCGCTCTAAAAGAACCAGGCCAAACTCACCACCTGTAATCCCCCTGACTTCACCGCCATCAGGAATGTCTTGAGAGTCCGACTGGGTTACCGCAGAAGATGACCAAGTATTAGGATTGTTAATACCCGACCAGACAACCTCGCTAGAAGAAGTCCCAGTATTTCCTGCCACCACAAAGTCCCTGACAACTGTTATAAACTTTGCAGTAGGCGCAGCCGCATCCAGATTCGCAAAGGTTGTGCTGGCCCCCATCTCGTAATACTGGAGGGGTTCGTGACCGTTTGCCGCAATCAGGTAAGAGCCAAACTGGGTAAACCGCCAGTTCTCTGTTGTCGTATAGGTCGTAGCAGACACATCATCCAAAGACAAGTCTGTAGAGTCTAAGAGAAAGAGTTTTGTAGACCCGCCCGCAAATATCTTGGTGGTTGAAGTGTCCTTGGCTGCGACTGCGTTGTTTAGGTCTTGAGAAGCCGCCGCAGAAATGTCCGTAGCCTCTGGAAAGGGGCCATACCCTACCGCCTTAGGATAGATGTTCTTGGCCTCAATCAAGGCTCCTATAAGCCCTGGTTGGTCAGGAAGCCACTCTGTAAACTGAACATTGGTTCTAGCCATTTTGCGCCCATGTGTTAGATCCCGCAGTTCTGGGAGTCCAAGTATTCGACTCAACCGCAACGGGTGTCCATGTGTTCACTTCTTCAACCACATCCGACCATTCCTGACCGTAGATGTAGCCGCTACCAGATAACGCCCCTGTAGCCTGTAACGCTACAATTGACGAGAATGTAATGTTGGGGATAACAATAAGCTCGCCGCCACCCAATACAAGGGCAATTGCGTTTTGCTCTAGCCCCCCAAAAGCAGTAAGCGTTCCCTCTCCGAATATGCTTGCGAGGTTATCTGCTCGGATTCGGACACACGCCGTTGCAAGCGTTCCTGCTCCTGTAATGATGCCCTCAACTGTGCGTACTCTTTGCGCTCCCGAGGCGAGAGTTCCCGTTCCCGAGACCTGGCCTTCACCTTGTGCTGTGTAATTGCCCGCAACCGTGACACTTCCTTCACCTGTTATGTCTCCCGCAAACTCTAAAATACAAGTGTCAGCAGAATCCCAAATAGGGGAATCCAGCGTGATCTGGATAGAATCAATAGTCCCAAATAGGTCTAACTGATCTATCGACCACGGCCCGCATTGGTCTGCCATTTAGTCCAGCGTTGCGGTAAGGTTGCCAAGAGGTACTTTGAAAATATCGCCCAGTTCAATCGTTTTAGAAGTCGTAAGGGCTGTGTGCATAAGAAGGTTGCCAGAGGTGAGCGCATCTAAAAGGCCAATGTGCGAAATCGTTCCCCAGTTATCCGTTGCTTGAGGAAAGGTCACATCCGCAGAGGAGGTAACAATGCCACCCGTGGCAGTCGTAACAGATACAACCTGCCGCGCATAAGCACCGCCCGTACACTCTGTTCCTGAGTTGTCATCACCAGGGTCAGAGGTGTAAAGGCCCATAAAGACCGTGGTGGGCGAGTTGTAGCTTGTGCCACGCAATACATGGTCTAACAGTTTGTTTTCTAGGTAATCGGATAGTTCAGCCATTTTTTACTCCTAGCGAGAGGTCACAGACATAGTAAGAGGAACCCCTGCATACTCAGAGGCGTTGTCAGATTCAGCTAAAGAGGAGACAGCGTTCTGGTACAACTGCGTCCAGACTGCAAGCCTCGCATCGTTCATCAAATAAGGCTCTGCTTCGATTAAGGCTCCATACAGAAGCGCATCTGGGCAGATAGCCATAAATTCATTACTGGGGTTGGAGTCAGATAAGACCGCAGGTTTTGCGTAGTAAAGCATCACCAGCGTGTAGTTTGTGTCAGGAATCGGGGCAAGCTCAAGCTCTGATCCCTTCTGCGTGTAAAAGATTGGCAGACCAGACTCGGCTGCGCGAGCGTCCCGAGTAAAAGCTGACGGTGATAAATAGGAGAGGCTTTGTCGTGGGTTTTGGTCTACATAGATGTCACGAATGGCTAAGAAGTCGCTTGGAAGCCCTACCGTGTTATCACCGCCTGTAGTGCTACTTGTGACCGTCTTAAGCATCTGCCGCAGTCGTAACTGGCGGGCAAGACGGATCTCTGCAAGCGTAATGAAGTCAGGAATAACGCTACTTAGATCGCTTCTTCCTAGATAGTTTGCGACTGAGCTTTTCAGGTCGCTGTAGTTGTTCAGAGCCATCTTTTATATCCTGCCATGAGTAAGTGTATTGGCCTATGTGTCCTATTTCATTGCTCAGGCCATGATCGACCCAAGTCTCAAATCCAGCGTCATGTGCCGCAATACAGAAATGCACATCCTCGCCTAGCGTCTTGCCGTTCTTCAGGCTGTAAAACCAGAACCAAGGTTTAGGCGTGTCCTGAAAGACCTTTGCCTTGCAGAGCATCACACCGCACCCTATTGCAGCTACCCTCTCGATGCCTGTCTTGCCCTTGCTATTCACGGGAAGCCAGGTACTCTCGTTTGCCTCAAAGTCGCACTCTAGATGCTTGGCGGTAGGTGCTACAGGGTAGTTTCTCGTTGTGGCGTTCACCCCAACTATGTCTTTATCGTGCGCCAGTAAACGCTCGATGGTGTTTTTAGGAAACCGCATATCAGCGTCTATCCAGAGGATGTAATCCGCACCCTCGTTTAGTGCTGCCTCTACTAACTTGTTGCGTTGGTCAAATATCAGCGTACCCGCAACCGTGTAGATGGACTGCGTACCATCTCTAAACCTAGAGTCGTATCCGCAGAGTGTTGCCAGGTCAAACGCTGTCCCCATCATCATATCCCCGCGTGAAGGGATACATATTGCTACCCGCATTAAATCCTCCCAGGTCGAGTTCTAAAAAAGCGATTGTCAGAGTCGTTTAACCACGCCTTTAACTTCTTAGGCTCGACTATGTGAAACCCTTTTAGTATCCCCTCTTTGTTTAACTGTTGGATAACAGTAAAGGGAATACTCGCAATATGTGTGAACTCTCCCCATCTGGCTCGTTCATCTATACGAGCGTAGGAGTTTTTGTTCTGTTCTAAGAAAGGCTCAATGTTTTGTTTCGTCTCTAAGTAGAGACCGCCTTCACCGTCATCGTGTGCAATCTGAACCGTGTGGGTATTCAGGTCTTGCGACATTAGTCGTTTCATTTGCTTCCTTGAAGTGGCTATTGCCCGCTGTTAACTATATCACTACATGAGACCAGGTTCTACCTATTCTCACGCCACGAATACAGTTCTCAGATAAGCCAAATTGTCTGGCAAGCTCCGCAGTTTTAAGGTTGCTTTGTTTAATTAGCTTGACCTTTTCAACCGTCAATTTTGCTTTGCCATTTCCTTCGCCAAGGGGTGCAACTACTTTTTTACGCCCTTTGGCAATCATGTCTTGCGTATTGTCTTTGGGCGTTCCTATGGATAAATGATGCGGGTTAACACAAGATGGATTGTCGCAAGAGTGCATTACAACCATATTCGCAGGTATCTCCGCTTTATTAAACAGAGACCAGCTAACTCTATGTGCGCCAATCGCACCAAGATCTCTTTCTCCAACACTAATGCGCCCATAACCGTTTGGCAGTAACTTGCCGCGCCATTCCCAGCAGTTATGTTTCTCGCCTTCAGTAACAAACCTCCAAAAGCGTTCCTCCAGCGAACCTTTTGCTTTAGGCCCGCCAGAGGAGTTTCCATAACGCTTGTTTCTAATGTAGTGCTTTACGCAAAATCCTAAAGCCCTTGCCTGAACACCACATCCTTCAATCAAACATACCTTTTTCATACAACCCCCAAAGAGTGTTAGTCCTTGGAGATTGTATCATAGTATGTTTTAGTTCGTGTTAAGATCCGCAACGATCCCGTGTGCAGCCTCGTTACGAACTTCCAGCGTAAGCTCTGCAAGCAACTGCGAACGCTCAGAGTCACCGTTTACAGCCAGATCTTTGGTCTGGAAGGGACGGAGGTAAGCAAGGGCAGCGTACTCAGGATCGAGAATCAGAACCTCGCGGTCGTCAGAACGAAGGAATCTATCAGGAATAAGACTCAGAATCCCGAAGTCACTTTGATATAAATCGGCGCCTGCGACGACTGTTACATTACCAACGCTGTTGTCGGTGTTAACGCGGTAGGCAGAGTTGCCCTGGAAGCCAGAGACTTTCTGCTTAAGCGCAGGACGCATAACAGCAAGAGTAGGCGTACCACCCGAAACGAACACCTTCTGGATAACATCCTTCAGGAGAGCCTCAGTAAAGGTGCGAGTCGTACCGTCTACACGGGTAGAAACACCAATCGTTGTAGGATCAACACCAGTAACGGAAGTACCGTTAACAGAAGAGTTGGTCTTGATGTACGACAGGAGTGAACCGAGTTTACGGGCGGTTGTAGCGTTACCAGCAGTCTGGCCTTGGTTGGCAGTAATGATGGTCTCAATGTCACGCTTCATCTCAGCCGCAGCTTTAGCCATCTGGTAAGCCTTCTCAGACTTACGACCAGCTTTGTCTACAGCCTCAAGGGTTCCCGATACGCGGATGGTCTTACCAACGATCTGCGTGTAGTTACCAATACGAGTTGTAGCCGATACAGTTGCGTCTGTAGCATCAGCACCTTCTACCTGTGCGTTGGCAGTAGTAGCCGCAGCAAGAGAGTCCGTCTGCCACTCATGGAACACATTGGTAGCCTTGGTCTTGCCGATACTCGACATAATGGGTGTGTCTTGGGGGGAGATGTCATAGATGACATCGCTAAGGTCGTCACGAATACCGACTACGGTAAACGAGGAAAAGGTTGCGCTCATTTTTGTTTCCTTTTATAAGAATCGTTCAAATAAAGCCGCCGCATCTTTAGCCCTTCCAGACTTTTTGAGACGGCCTCTCATGTTTTTTACTTCCTGGCTTGTCCGCGTTTCAGGCGTAGAAGTTCCAGGTCTCAGCATCCTTGGTGCTTGGCTTACCTTCTTGGTTGCCTCGCCTT